ATATGGTTGAATTTGGCATATTCGTTACGCTGTAAAAGTACCACTGCCGTTAAACGTATGGATGGTGTAACCGCTGTTTGATGTGACGTTTCCGCCAGTTGCGCGTTGTGCCCCAAGATAGCGAATTACAACCTTACCGGAACCACCGGCTGCTGATGCAACACTTGCTCCGCTTTGTCCACCACCACCGCCACCACCAAGATTTGTACCACCAGCTACAGGAGAAGTTCCACCTGCTCCGCCGCCGCCAGTACCGCCAGAACCGCTACCGTTTCCTGCGCCTCCGCCACCACCGCCACCACCAGCGTAAGTAACAGCAGCGCCAGTAATACTGACAACCGCACCATTTCCACCATTAGGGTTTGCCCCAGCAGCACCGGCACCTCCACCGCCACCGCCTGAACGGTTAGTGGAAGCCTGTGCACCTACATTGCCTTGATCTGGCTGGCAACTACCACCAGAAGCAGCATAGCCAACATGGCCGCCACCCCCTCCGCCAGAACCACCAAACCCAGCGCCCATACTTGTGGTGTAGTTCAGATCGCCGGAGCCACCTCTACCACCGCCATAAGCAAGAAGGAATGTGCCATCAGGCCCATAAAAAGAACTTGATGAGCCATCCCCCGCAGATGTAACAAACCCAGATGCGTTGGCTCCGCCGCCTCCAACAGTTACGGTGTAAACAGTTCCGCTGCGTACTAATACGGTCTGGTTTGTAGCATTTGCCAGCAGGCCACCGGCACCGCCGCCACCACCGCCATCACCAGCGCCTACGTTTTCGTTAACGCCACCGCCACCACCACCGCCGATAAGCATGAATTCGACGCCATACACCCCTCCGGGGTATATAGAGTTCGTCAACGCACGCTGTGGTTGATTTTTTCTAAAAATCCCAGAGTTAGACATAATTAGCTGATCTCATCCCATGAGGTTGTAACAACAAGGCGGTTAGCCACGTTTGCCGTTGCGCCCAGCGATCTGTTTTCCAAGAGATACAGAGATGTATTCTTGTCGATCACAACCAGCGAAGATGCGCCCGGCACAACGATGGTCGATGCAACTGCTGTGTTAGCACCAGTAAGACCGGCACCAGCAAACAATTGAATCGATATAGTCGCTGAGTTGTTCGGGTCTACGTTAGCAACAGTAACGGTGTTGATCTTGAACACCGTGTTGCTTCCGTTGGCGTTGCTTGCAAGCGCCGTTGCAAACGGGTTTGAAGTAGAGCTGATCAACAGCGATGATGTGTTACCGTAAATTACACTTACGTTAACAATGTTTGGGTTAGCCATCTATATCTCCTTAATTAGCCAAAAACAATTACCATTGCAATGGACTTGCCGATGGTTATGCTCGGCGCTTGGCTTACCCATGTCGTACCATTGCTTGTCAACACGTTACCACTTGTGCCGGGAGCAACAAAATTAACTGCGCTTGTGTTGTTGCCAAGTATGACGCTGTTTGCAGTTAGGTTCGCTCTTCCAGAACCGCCGCTTGAAACGGAAAGTGCTGTGCTCAGAGTGACATTAGCTGCTGTAAAGTCTGCCGAGTAATTTACTGCCTCTGCAACGTTCGTTCCGCTATTGAACACAATCACGGACTTGCCAGCAGGGATCGATACCGTAGATCCTGTTGCAGCTCCGTTTGATCCGTTTGAGACAATGACAGTATTTGATAAGCCGTTGTTTATCAGATACTGCTTTGCAACTGCCGGAACAAACAGGTACTGAGCGTTCGTAATCGTCCCGCTAAGAGCAAGGCGAAGATTACGAGCAGTCTGACTCGCGTTCGTATCAGTAAGAGCAATAGCTACGTTGGAGCTTGAGAACGTAACAGATGCGCTTCCGGTGATTGCCTCTTGTATTGCCGTGCCTATGTTTGTATTGGTAGTGGCTCCCCATGTACCTGCTTGGTCGCCAGTGCCAATAAGCTCAAACTTTAGCGAGGAATATGTACTAGCCATATTTAATCCTTACTCATTGGTGTTTATGTATTGCCACGTAGCGTTAACATCAGTACTGATTGTTGCCCACGAAGCAGTCTGCTGATTGTTTATCACGCTCCAATTCCCGTTTTCGTCATCGTCTATCAGCTCCCACAGTAGCCTTCGAGTAATCTCACTTGAGGCCGTTGCTCTTTCAACGATACTAACAATAAATCTTGCTCCAGCATACGGCTCGTCTTTTGCCACTGATGTCTGCAAAATCGTGCACTGGAATATGGCTTGAGCACTACCAGCATCCTCAATAACTACGTTCTCTACAGTCTGTACATTAAATGCTGCTTGAGCGGGAACGCTGTCTGCTGCGTTAGATGTCTCAGAAACCTGCGCATACACATTGACTGCACCAGCAACTGTATCAGAGGCGTTCGCCGTTTCCGCAGAAAACGCAACATAGAACAGACCGCCTTGGCTCGACGTATTTGTGTTTGCGCTCTCTGTAACGCTGACAGAGTAATACGGGATGGAGGAGAAAGACGCATTTGCTGACACCCCTTCAACAACCGTTGTTTGGAATATTGCATTTGCACTAACAGCCTCCGACGCCGAAGCAAACTCAGATACGGCAGCCTGCACAACCACATTCGTACTGACAACATCTTGCGCAACCGCAGACTCTGATATCGAAATGTTGTACACACCACCGATTACTACAGAGTCATTTGCCGTTGCAGAATCGCTGACTACAGAAACAAAGATGCTCGCGGCGTTTGCGGAGTCTGATGCCTGAGATGTCTCAGAAACAGATACTGCCAAAGATGCCTGCGCCTGCACTTGATCTACTGCAACCGCGCTTTCAACTACAGCCCTGCTATACGTTGTGTTTGCAAGGATCGAATCACTTGCAACCACAGCCTCGCTTACCGATGCTCCAAAGTAAACAACGGACAGAACACTGTCATTGCCTATCGCCGTTTCAACAACCTGCGGTGTAAACAGCTGACCGCCAGAAACACTATCAAGAGCAACAACGGTTTCAGATACCGATACGTTGTATACTGCCGCCCCTACTTGAACGTTTGTACTATCAGAGGCGGTAATTTTTCCATCGTAACCAAAGCCCCAAGCTGGTATTCCCCAACCCTCAAAACCCCATCCTGCGTTTGATACCTGAACATAGAGGTTTTTTACTACGCTGCTGGAATCGCTGGCCGAGGAAGTTTCTGAGGCAGATCTGTCATATACAGAAAAGCCCCACGCAGCCTCACCCCAGCCGCCGCTTCCCCAGCCGCTAATATCCATGGATTACTCCGCAACAAGTTCGCCTTCAGCAAACCAGCGCTCCTGCGTAGTACCATTAGCATTAGCCCACTCAACTAGGTAGAAGATGTTTCCATCTTCATCCATACGCATCTTTGTGATCGGCCCTTCTGGAACCGTCATCTTCACGCGAACAACGTCGCCTTTTTTAAAAGCTGCCATCACTTGCTCCTATTAAGCGGCATCAAGGTTGAACTGGTAGGTGACGTTCAGAACGTCGCCGCTAACCACAGTACGGTCGCCCGGCGCAACAAAGTTAGAAACCGAGAACAGAACACCCGCGTTTCCAGATGCCACGTTTGCCAAGAAAGCACCAGCAATAGTTGCGTTTCCTGTCATGGTAAAAGAAGCTGCGGACGAAGAGTTGTTGATGTTCGAAGGATCAGCAAGGGTTGCCGAACCAAATGAACATGCCTTGCGGTTGCCAGAGTAAGCCGTGTTCTCCACCCAGCCAGCATGAGTGTCAAGAGTATCGCCTGCGCTGTAAGTGTTGCTTGCGCCGGGGCCCGTAACAAGACCAAGATACCAAGCTGCGGTATAACCACTGCCAGCAAAGTAACGATTGTTCATATCCTGAAGGCCAGTATTGACCACCAGATTCTTGGCAGCGTCTTCCCACTTCAGTTGGCCATTTGCGTCAAAGCACTGAACGTAGAAAGTGCCGCCAGCGCCCATACGCTCTTGGCTCGAAACACCTTGTTCGACCGAAGCGCCAGTGCCATCGCTAGTTACAGTTTTTTCTATCTGCATGATTACTCCTTAGTTAATGCGAATCAGCGCACTTGACGCCGTATCAGGTGGTAACGTAATTGTGAATGGATTCGCTACCTTGTCAGAACCAAAATCAAGAACCGCCACCGAAGCATCCTGTCTCGTGGAGTTGTATATCAAAGCTCCGCGAGCGGTAAACCCAGCTGGGTTCCAAACTGGATTGCTGAAACTCACATAAACAATCCCGTTGCTGGTGGAGTTGATTGTCACATTCGACAAAGACTGCCCACCAGCTACATATCCTGTGCCAGACACCTCATTCACTGGCGTGTATACAGTCGTTGACTGATCCAGCGTAGCAAGCGCGGTGTACAAGGCAATCTTCAACGTGTCCGAAGCTACGTTCTGTTTGCCATTCAGGATGTCAACTTTGAAGCTTGTAGTTAGACCTTGGTAGATAGTCATGTGACCCTCACCCTAGTCTGGCCACTACGATAAGCATCCTGACGCTCAAGGCCATCGCCCAGACGTTTCAGTTGACCCATGGCTTCGTTGTACTTGGCTTCTACGTTCTGAATGATGTCAGTCTCACCCTTCATATACAGATAGGCTTCTCGCAGCGATCCGTACAAAAGGATGGGATCAAAGTTGTCGCCCAACCAGCTAGTCCCGGCATCCACAATGGACGTTGGGTAGTAGTAGTAGTGCATCTCAACTGTGTAAGACGCATCTGGAGTTGGGCCAACGATGAAGCTTAATTCGTTTGTAATAGTGTTGTTTGCAACCGTTGGGCCAAATATTGCGTAGTGCTTTGGCAGACCTCTATCTGCTGGCGTTGGATATGACTCTCGGATAAAGTTCACATCCTTGTCCAAAAGATAAGTGTATGTCTCATTTGCGGTGGCGTAATTTTCAATAACAGCCAGCGAGTAAACGGACAGAAAATCGATTGGCGTAGACAAGTATTTATTGCCGGTGGTAAGAACACCGGTCATGTTTTTTCTAAGCGCAGGAATCTGCACCGTGTTGTAAACACGAGTCTCAGTCTGACGGACAAACGTAGGAATGTAGGACTCAAATTCCTGTTCGTAGTTTTCCGTGTACGACTGTATAGCCGCTTTCAACTCGGTGTAGTTCATGTCTTATGCCATCGGGCCACGAGCCATAACGCCTTTGGTTGCCGCGCCAGTTCCGCGAATCTTGATACCAGTGGTCTTGGTATCCTCGCGCCCCGGATCGCCAGCTGATACACGCTGCACAGCCGTCTTCGGGCCCAGCTTGTCTACGGCAATATTGTTCGGATCTTTCAGCTTTTTCAGCTTTGCATCCACTTTTTTCCCCTTCATAGTGTGAGGCTCGGCATAAACGGAAGCTTGGCCAACCTCTTTGCCGCCCTTCTTCATAGAGTACTTAGCCATCTCAGCCTCACTTGGTGTGTTGGTTTTGGATGCGGGCCATATTCCGACCGTATTTTTTCAGATCGGAAGTGGTTACGCCACCCTTTTTCATGCCTTTGTGCATACGCTTCTCATGAGCTTTGACCTCCTGATCAGCGATCTTTTTGACTTGCTTCTTGTCCATAATTACCCCTAAGTAATAGTCACGTTTGCAACTGCGGTTTGCGCCACCAAGTTGTTCGGCGTAAGCCCGGCATCATCAGCTCTGGCCCCGCCTACAGGAGCCCACCCCCACTGAATCACCCTGCTACCACCTTCCGGGTATCCATTCTGCAACGGATCCGTGCCGGAGTTAAACATCGTCTGCAACCCGCTATACCCAGACTGCCAGTAAGACACATCTGGCCTTGGCTCCCGCACCGCCTGCGGATCGTTAACCGGATACAGGCCAAGCGACAACTGCGGCTGGTCAGGCTCCCAGCAGCTCGGGCACACCTTGATCTTGACGTTCTTCGTCTTAATCGTCAGCGTCTTCAATTCCTTCAACTTGTATCGAAAAGCACAGCGGTCGCATTCCGCGATACTGTGCTTCCCACTTGCATATTTGCTTGGCATTCATCACCTGTAGGTAATCATGCGCGGCACCAGACGATCTGGCGCTTTTTCCCTATCCTCACCAGAAGCCATTTCCCAAGCTTCGTCGTACTGCTGCTTGAGGAATTGCAGGCGCTCTAGCCCGCCCGGCACCTTCATGGCCAAGCGATAAGACAAGCCAGCAATCAGCGGCTCTTGGAAACGGAATGGGATGTCCTCAACGTTTACACCGTTGCCAGCATCAAACATCCTACGCAGACGCCAGTAAACGAAGTAGTAATAAGGTGACTCGACAGTTCCCTGATCAGGCGCTGGCCACACGTTGATTTGCGGGTACTTAGGTGTTGCTCCCGGCGTGTCGGTGGTTTGGCCAGACTGGCGGTTTATCCAAACTTGGATCGGGCGGCCTTGCGTGAGTTTGTTCGGGATCGTCGCGTACGTACTGACCGAGATACGGTTGATGTTGATGTCAATCTGGTTGGCCTCAGATCCGGGATAAGTTCGAATAACATGTTCCAGAAGATCCACGGTGTCAATAGGTAGATCATAGGTAATCGTCCCCTGTATCAACGGGATAGTTCCCTGTTCAATCGTCCACAGATTGATGCCACGGTTTGCCCACTCGGTCAGCAACAGGTTCAGGCTACGACGCGCCGTGCGGAAGTCATAGCCTGTCCGCATCTCAAGGCCGCAACGCTCGAAAGCTTCCTCGAAGATGTCGTTGAGCGTTGGATTAAACGCTGTCGTTGACGTTGTATATGCCATCACCTAAACCTTGCAGTCTTTTGAGCTATGCCCTTGGGCTGTTTAACAAACTGCTTGCCTTTTGCTTTCCCTGCCCGCTTTGCCTTCGTCGTGGCGGCATACTCGGCTGGGCTTAGAGCCTTGATCGCCTTTTCCGGGAGATAACGCTCTCCGGTCTTTGACGATGGCTTTCCGCTCTTTGTGCGCCATTTCTGCTCTCCCCATGCCTTCAGGCTTTGCTGCGGGGCTTTCATTTCATCTTCTTCAAAGTCTGAGCAAGACGAGCACGCTGTCCCATCTTGCCGGGTTTCTTGGCCGCTGCTGCCAGCTTCTTGGCAGGGATTGGTTTGTCGCCCTTAACACCCAAAGACTTACGCAGAGCACCGGGCTTTTTGATGGCAGACTGGATCCACTTCTTAGTCTCGCCACCCTTCTTCATGCCCTCGACTCCGCGACCCTTCAGGATGTCTGCTTGTGTCACCTTGCCGTCGCCGGTCAAATCAGGAAACTTACTAGCCACGATAACCTCCGCCCTTTTCCTTGTACTTCTTGGCCAGCAACTGAGCCTTGCGGGCCGACCACTGGCCTGCTGCCGTGCCCTGCACCGCCCGCGCCTTGATGCTTTCAAAGAGACTCTTGCGCATACCCGGCTTGGTGTAATTGCCAGCCTGATTAACCTTTGATCCCTTTGCTGCCTTCTTTACGGCAGATTCGACAGAAGGCTTGCCAAGACGAACTGATCCACCAGAAGCGTACTCGGTAAAATCAGTGTCATCTCGCCTAGCCTTCCGCTTGCCACTTGGCATCTTGGAAGGGCTAATCGCTCCCATGCCGCGTGAGGCCATCATGTCAGCAAGCCTTGCCGCCGTACTTCATGCCTTTGGTCGATCCAGCCATCTTCACCATCGTGCCTTTGGTTTTGCCTTTGGTGGCAACGCCATCACGACTCGGAGCAGCTGTCTTAACCGCACCCATCTTGGTCATGCCGCCAGAAGCCATCTTCTTGGTCTTGCCGCCGTATTTCATACCTTTCATTTCAGCCTCTTCATGTTTGATCATGGATTTGGGAGCGCCCTTCTTCTTCATGAAGGACACCTCTTTCTTCATCATAGTCTTTGACTCAGCCATACCACC